AAAAATAAAATAATAAAAAAAAATAAATAAAATAAATAAAATAAATAAAATAAATAAAATAAATAAAATAAATAAAATAAATAAAATAAATAAAATAAATAAAATAAATAAAATAAATAAAATAATAAAATAATAAATAAAACAATACTATTTTATTTATTATTTTATTTTACGTTACGTTTTTTAAATACATTATTTTACATTTTTTTTACATATTGGACATGTTGTATTATATTCGTTTAACCATTGTTTAATACAATCAAAACAGTATTCGTGTTTACATGGTAATTGTGTTACACACGAACCTGGTAATAATTTATCTAAACATATATAACATTCAATAGATTCTGTTAATATACGTTTATGTAAATTATTTATATCTTCAATAGAAATAACAGGTTGTGAAAAAGTAGTAGTATATTCTGTATCAAATACATCTAAAAATGAAAACGTGTTATTATCATCGTTGTTTAATGTTGATGTGTTTATTGTAAAAACTTGTACAAATATATCATCAACATTATCAAATAAACTAGTAAACGATGTTATAGTATCTGATAATAAAGAATGAATATTATACGATTCTAAATTTCTTGAACTAAATACTATATTATTAGTATTTGTAGTATTATTTGTATTTTCCATATGTTGTAATTCATTATATTCGTCATTTATCATAGAATGTAATAAACGTGATATATTGTCTCTGAAAAAAAACATAGTTTTATTTTTAATTATATTTTTATTTTATTTTAATTAATAGAACCATATTTATTTAACTACATGTTAATAACGGTGCGATCTTTTTTTCATAAGTATACATTATACTTTTAAATAATAAAATATGACAATTTTCAGTATAACGATGTTGTTTTAATATATTATAAAATAAAGTAATAGCTATACATATATTTTCTGTTTCTTTTTGGAGAATATCATAATCATTACATTCTATATTATTACATGTATATTTTGGAAAAAGATATAAAAAAAAATATAAACATTCATTATTTGTTTTTTGTTTTTTATTACAAAAATTTGATAAATATTTGTATAAAAACTTTATACTAGCATAATCGTCATCATCGTATGTACCAAACAAATAACCAGCTTTTTTAGTAACATTATTTGATAAACTTTTTATTGTCGCATGTGCTATTGTTTTAGCAATATTATTTTTTATTTTATCGTCTACAACACTGTGTGCTATATTCGTTAAAAATCCATGTGTATCTTTATCATTAGCTATATTTTTAATTGCCTTTGTGGCTGTATTTGCGGCCATTTTTGCCCCTTTTGCCCCTAAAGCTGTTGCTACAAACATTTTAAAATAGTTATTATATTAATAGTATCAAATTTAATTTTTATACTTGTAATAGTGTTTTAAGGATTTTGTGTTGATATAAATAAACCAGGATAACCATAAAAATTAGATGTTTGTTGAGGATAATACAACAAATTATCCGATATATCTATATCTTGTTTATTTCTTTTTGTATAAGATGGTAATGTTTTTAATGTAAATTCTTCTATTTCTTCATCTATTGTTTCTTTATAGGGAAAAAAATAATGAAATTTTAATTGTTGTTGTGTTTTTTTCTTAAAATCTTGTGTTTTTTGTATTGTTTTTGTAGTGTTGTCTATTTCAATATTATTATGATCATAATCCATATGTTTTTTTAAAATAGTTTCAACATTAACTGTTAAATTATTTAATTTATTTAATTTACATATTATAATACAAACAATTAAAAAAAAACACGATAATGATAATATAAGAATAACAGTTTTATTTATAGCATCAGATTCCATTTAATTTATTATTATTATTATTATTATTATTATTTATAAATAAATAAAAAACATATATTATAATAATAAATAATTAAAATAAATAAATTAAATGGCATCTAAATGTTTGATAAATAACACACAATTAAACACTATATCAAATAAGATACAATACATAATAACAAAAAATGAAAACAACGGAGGTAAAAAAAGAAGTGAAATTAATAACATACGATCAAAAATAAATTTTATTAAACGTAAAAGAACTGGTAAATGTGAAGAACTTGAAAAATTATTATTTGGTAATGAACGTTCAAATATAACACAACAATATTCTATAGTTGAATATATAAATTGTGGTTCTTATGGCTGTGTTTTTGGTATATATGATAAACAAAACAATAATGATCTTTTAGTTATTAAAATAGTTTATCTATTAAACGATAGCCAAGTACAAGATTTTAAAAAAGAATTTAAAATAAATAAAAAAATGGCAGGTTTGGGAGTAGGTCCACCTATTTATAAAATAAATAACAATGATTATATTATTATAAATAATGGACAAAACTATCCACCAAAAATAGGATTATTTGTATTGAAAAAGTTAACAATTACTTTAGAAAGTTATTTAAAATCCAAAATAAGTATACCTATTTTTGTTATAAAAGATACAACAAAAAAAATTATTCGTAATATACAAATTTTGTATGATAATAACATATCTCATGATGACATGCATTTAGAAAATATAATGTTAGATATTTATGACGACAATGTATATTTAATAGATTATGGATATGTACGTGAAGGATTTAATAAAAAATATGCATTTTATTTATACGATGTGTATGTAGTATCATCGTTTATAGAAATATATTATAATAGAGAAAGGAATGAAACATTAGAAAAAAAAAATTATTACAACATGAATATTTTTTTATTTTATTATTTAAATAAGTTTTTTTCAAATCAATATAATCATTTACAGGCTATAAATAATAAATTTTTTTTAACTAATATATCGTCTCTTCATTATTTCATACAATATGTGTATGAAAAAAAAACCGATATTCAATATTTAGATAAAGATGAAATTAATAAAAAAACAGATTTTTATTTAACGGTGTATTTTTTTAACTTGTTTAAGATTATAACCATACAAGATATAGATAATACTATAATAATGTTATTTGATGAATTTGCAGGTTATCACACAAACATTACATTTATGCCATACAGTTTATCAAAAATTTTAGAAAATATTTATTTAGAAACTTCTAAAATATGTGCTGATATTATAGAGTATATTGATATATATAAAGACGAACCGTGTTTATATGCTATCAAAACATTATATTATAACCCTGTGTTACGGCGTGTAGATATAGATTTTGATGAAAAAAAAAATGCCGAAAAAATATCTTTTGTTGATACATTAATCATGTATTTTGATAAATTAAAAAGAACATATCATGAACAAGTAATGAATTCTAATTTTTCTAGAAATAGATTTAAAAAAATTATACAAGAAATTAATATTGATAAAAATGAAGCTTTTAGAAATTTTTCTTTAAATTTAAAATACAATAGATTATGTTATATTTCAGATACTGTTTATTCGTATTTTATTAAAAATTAATTTTTTATACGTTTTCTTTTTTTATTTTAATATCGTCTGTTATTTTTTTTAATTCATCGTATATTTCATTATAAATATCACATGTATAGTCAAATTTCCATCCTTTTGTATCTTTATCCCATTGGCCTCCTTTTTGTTTAAGTATATCGCGAACGTCGTATGTTTTACCACTTATTGTAAAATAAAGACAATTTTCATCTTCATCTATATACGAAATAATATGAAAATATATATTTTTAGATTGTGTTTGTTGTGTCGTATTAGACGAATATTGATTATTATATGTTTGTGTTGTTGTATTGTTTTGTATTAATTTATTATTTGATACTGTTAATTCCTGAATTAATGTTAAATAAGTTGTTGTTATATTTTTTAATTGTTCTTCAATAGATGAAATTTTTATATATATATCGTTATTTGTATTTATTTCTATATCATGATCATAAGAATCATCACGCATGATAGAAGAAGATTCGTTATTTATAAAATTATCCATTTGTTTTGTGAGAATTGTTGGATTAGTATATATAGTATTATTTCTTTATATCCTTTTATATAATCATATGTTCATCAAACCATATTATAACATCATACAATGTATTAAAAGTATTAGGTATATTTATAACATGGCCATTTTTATCACGTATAAATTTTACAATATTTGCATTAAATTTATTACTATCAAATAAAGGATCAAATTCAGATATATATACCTTTTTTTCTTTTAAAAAATCATAAGGTTTTAACAATTCAGGTTTTTTTTTAAATATATCAAAACTACCAGCTACACGTGAACGTCCATAATCTATAATAGTAGATACATAATTGTTTATTATAGGAACTCGAAATGTTGTTAAAGATTGTTGTATATTTACATCATCATTTTTATTTTTTTTTTGTTTTTCTTTTAATTTTATAACATTTAATATATCTGGATAAAAAGTATAATCAATATAACCTGTTTCATTAAAAGACGAATCGTCACCATTATAATCACTAATATCATAATTGTCTTCAGCTGTTAATTTGCGTATTAACACATTACCAAAATGTAGATCATAATGAACATAACCACAACACGATTGTGCATATGCTAATGAACAATAAACTTGTAATAATAACGATTTTATTAATTTATTCATATTTTTAGGTGGTGTTTTTTTTTTAATAACAGTTGTATCCATAAATATATCTGGATCAAAAAATTGTCTAAACGATATACCAGGTTTAATACGTTCAATAGCTAAATATTCTTCTGATATTTGTTTATTTGTTTTTTTATTTGTTTCTGAACATTTGTATTTTATATATCCATATACTTTTTGAAAATTAACACAGTTTTTATCAATATGGTTTTTAAGATAAATACCTACTAAATATTCATATTCTAACGAATCTACAAATCCTTTATTTTCTCTTTTTCTTGGTACTTTTATCACAACATTATCTTTTTTATATCCATTTATAAGTAATGCGTAAGCATTAGAAGATTTATCACCAATAACTTGATGGTTTTTTTTATTTAAAATATAACGTATATTGTTTTCTAATTCAATATCTGTTTCATTATCATCTTGTTTGTGTATAAACACAACACAATTTTTACTTTGTGGTAGTTTATTAGTCACGTTTGTTGTTTTTGTATATTGTATATTATAATTATAATTATACATGTTATTAAAAATAGATATATATTAATACTAATGTAATTTAAAAAAATAAATAAATTAAAAGAAACAAAAACACACAACCTGTTTTATACAAAACAACACACACAACACACTGCATAAGCAAAAATGTCGTATACTATAATTACACCAAAAACAAAATTTGACGCATCTTTGTTTACATTTTCATCATCTGTTTCTACTGATAAATATAATGGAAAATATATGTCTTTTAAATACAAAAACAAGCCTATTCTTATTCAATCTCCTTTTCTTATATCACGAGGTATGCGTTTATTTGATACAACATATTCATTATTATTAGCAATAGACGATGAACAGTTTATATCTTTATTATCATCTATAGATAATCATATAGTATCACAATTATACGAACAATCTAATACATGGTTTAATAAAACATATTCTAGTATAGAAACTATAAAAAATGATTTATATACACCGTTATTACGTAAAAATGGAACATACATACCATCTATTAATTTTAAATTAAAAAAAGATACTGCTACACAACAAGCTTTATTTTCTGTTTTTAATGAAAATAAAGAACTTATAGAATTTGATACAATAGGTTCTTTAACATCTATTATAACAAAAAATTGTAAAGTAAAAGTATTGTTTAATTGTTCAAGTATATGGTATAAAAATAACAAATATGGTATAATGTTATCTTTAAAACAAATACAATTATCAAGAGATATGTTATCAGAAAAACCTTTTTCTTCTTTTATGTTTATTGATGAAGAAGAAGAAGAAGAAAAAAATGAATTATAATTTTTAAAAAAACAAAAAGAATAAATAATATAAAAAAATAAAAATAATATAAAATAATATCTAGTACACAACAATGTCTTCTTATTTATTTGATATTAATACATGGTGTACAATAAAAAGTTTTTTATTTCATGAACAAGATTTGTTATATTATAAATGTGTTTTGTATTTAGATCCTGAAATAAAAAAATTATATACATTTCATACTACATCTTTTAAAACTGTTTATTCAAAATTAATGCATATAAGAACTCTTTTAAAATCTATTAAAAAAACATATCTAAAAATGATATTTTCTATACCAAACACATTAAGTATAAAATATAAACTAAATCCTTTGTTATATAAACAATATACATGTATGTGGCATCCACAACATGCATTTAATCCTGAACAAACAACATGTGCGTGTAATAATATATATATACGAAAAGGATGTAAACCAGCATATACAAAATGTAAACATGTTCATTTATTATTAAACGAATATATACCACATAAAGATATTATATATAGATATTTTAAACAACTATCTAAACACACATACATATTAAACGATATTTATAATAATACTATACACGGTTCAACAATGTCTTCTTATTGTTTAGATTCACATTCACCTTTTTTTATTGTATTATACGAATATTGTCATTTTTTATTACGTTCTATAAACACAACTACTTTATTACACGAACTATCTTTATTAAAATCATTAAAAAAAAAAAAAAATTTAAAAAGATACACGAATCTTATACATTCTATAGATACGTATATTGAATCGTTATGTTTATTATCAACAGATTATAATCAATCAAATAACGATTCATTATACGCTATTCCACAACATGACAACATGTCTTATTTACACTTAAAAGAATATTGTATAACTATGTGTAAAATAATAAATTATGATAATTTATTTGTATTAAATAATATAATTTCTTATACTGTTTAAAAATTAAATATTCTTTTTTTTTTAAAAATAGTATTTATTTAATTTATTATTCCATTATTAATTATATATTTTTTTTAAAAAATGTCCCGTTCTATTTTTGATAAAGATTATATAAACGACACATCTTGGTGTAATTCGAAAGAAAAAGCCTTTTTATTACATCAAACACAATTATCAAATTTTACTGTAAATAATCCAAATAATTTATTAATATTTCATGGATTAGGTAGTGGTAAATCTTGTACAGCTGTTATTATATCTGAAATGTTAAAACAAAAAATACCTAATTTAGATATATATGTAGCTACTAAAAAAAGTGTAGTTAATCAATTTAAATTAGAATTTAGTAATTGTCCTTTAAAAACATCAAAATTAGGTAAAAATCCATATAAAATAGAACCTTCTAAACAATTATTATTATTACGAGAAATGTTAAATAAAAACAAATTACAATTAAATAAAGAAGCACGTGAAGAACGTGCATTTGTTATAGAACAAGAAAAAACATTAGAATTAAACAATATATATGTTATAACACATCATGGTATATTGTCTTCATTACAATCTATTATTGAACGTAAACGTTTAGCTGTTATTATTATAGACGAAGTACAAAATTTTATATCGGATGAATCTGCATGTAATGTTAATTTAAATTCTCTTATTTATTCTTTATCATTAAAAGGATTATTATCACGTTTATATCTTTTAACAGCAACACCTCTTACAAATTATCCTAATGAATTTTCACAAATTATACAGTTATTAAATTATGAAACTACTATGCCAATTGAATATAATGAATTTATTAAAAAATACTGGGATAATTTAGATTTGTTTAAACAAGATATAAAAGGACATGTTTCTTATTTTTCAGGTGGTAATCCAAACGCATATCCTTTAAAAAGAATAATTGTAAAAGAACATTATTTATCACAAGAACAAGAAGAAAAATACATTGATTCTATATTCCGTGTATTTAAAAGTTTTAATAAAGAAGAAGATTATGGTGAAAAAAATATAACCAATATGTCTGAAATAGGGAAATATTGTAATTCTTCACGTGATACAACACAATATGTATTTAAAGAAGTACAATCGTTTGCACCTAAATTAAATTGGATTATCCAATCATCTATTAAATGTCCAGGTACTGTTTTTATATATTCAGAATATATAGGATATGGTATTAATTTATTATCGCGAATATTATTAGATTATGGATACGAATTATGGGAACCTTTAATGGCTACAGAAAAAACACCATCTGTTAAGAAACGTTTTTTTGTATGGACAGGTGATTCTAAAATAAGTACCGAAACAAAAGAATTAGCTCGTAGTATATTTAATCAAGTATCTAATATAACAGGTGATTATATTAAAATAATATTAGGATCACGCGCAACATCTGAAGGTGTTGAATTTTTAAATTTAAACACTATCCATGTTGTTGATCCATGGTGGCATTTAGCATTATTTCGTCAAATTGTAGCAAGAGGTGTACGTTTTAGATCACATTGTGCATCTTATAATCCGGATGTATTAACAATACCAACTGTCAATATATACAGACATGTTAGTATTTTTAATAAAAAACGTGTAACTATACCATTGTACAGAAGATTACAAACATCAATAATACCAAAAAGAACAAATAATCATCCTTTAATGTGGATGACAAATGATGAATACCGCGTGTTTTTATCTTCGCGTAAAAATATAATAAATACACCATTTGAAGAAGCTGCAAAAGAATCTGCTATAGATTGTTACGAATTTCAATATGGAAATATATACAGATTAGAAGAACGTTTAATACCTGAAAAACCTGGTATTATAAATAATCGGTATTATTTGTATTATGAAAATCCATTAAATTCGTTAAAATATAGAAAAGATAATGAAGGAAATATTCATGATATAAATACATATAATTTAAATAATTTTGAAAAAGTACCAACAGGTACACGTTTTATACTTCAAAAAACAACATCTGATAAATTAACATTAGAAGACGATATATCAGATGACAATAATGAAAATTATTTAATTGTTGGTGTAAATTTAACTTCTACATTAATTGGTAATGAAAAAATAAATTGTATGTAAATAAGAATAAAAAAAAAATGGACAACGAAGAATTATTAAACAGAATTATAACAAAAGTATCAAAAGAAGATATTATAAATTACATGTTAGAAATGTGGCCGGCATCTACAATAATGGAATGTATAACTACATTTCAAAATGAAATACAAAAAGAAGGAAAAACACCTGTTAATGTTTTATCAGAAACAGATTTACAAAAAATAGAAACTGAAACAGAAAATTTAATAAGTGGTGAAAACGAAGAAGATGTTTATATTGGTAAATTTGAAAACGAAGAAGAAGAAGAAGAAGAAGAAGAAGAAGAAGAAGAAGAAGAAGAAGAAGAAGAAGACGATGAAAGTATAAGAAAAGAAAATGAAAAAAGAAAAAAAGAAAGAGAAGAAAAAGAAAAAAAAGAAAGAGAAGAAAAAGAAAAAGAAGAAAATGAAAAAAGAAAAAAAGAAAGAGAAGAAAAAGAAAAAAAAGAAAAAAGAAAAAAAGAAAAACAAATAATATATGTGTTATATTATATAACAAATATACGCGTATACGTAATAAGGAGAAGTAAAGATGGACAATATGCACTTATGAAAGAAAGCGAATATAACAAAATAGAAAATGTTTATGATGTAAAATATGTTAATGAAAGTACATTTAAAAATTTATATACAAATGAAAAAGAAACAACAACATTATTTAAATTTTTAAATTCAAACGTTAGAATATCTGATAATAATTTTTTTAGTGATTATATAAAAGAAATTGTAAATAGTAAAAATAATTATAGAAACATAAGTACTAATAATATTAATTTAATAAAAAGTTATTTTAGAAAAAGATAATAATGTTTGTTTAATGAAAAATTATTATTAATATTCAAGAAACAAGAATATGAATAGTGAACAATTTATAAAACCTACTTTAATACGTTCTTATCATTATAATAGTACTAGTAATAATATAGTATCAACGCCACACATTTCATTAATACCTTTTTCAGTATTATACGATACATATATTAAAAAACATGTTTCGTTTATAAATATTATAGGATTTGTTGGTATTTTTGTGTTCATATTAGGTACTTTTTTTCAAACATCTTTTTTAAAAAATAAATTAAAAAAACATGAATATAGATCTACTTTTAAAAGAACGTGAAAAAACATTAGAAAATAATAAAAAAATACCAAATAATAGTAAAATTGAAGAATTAGATGATAATGATGACGATGTAAATGATACAGATAAAAACGACATGTCTACAAGTATATTGTCTATTATACAAGAACCTGTACCATCACAACAATATAAACAAATGCCTATACGTAATAATAACAATAATAATCAAAACACATGTTCTAGTACAGATTCTGAATCAGATGATGATAGTGTAGATCTAAAAAAACAACAACATCCAAAACAATTAAAACCTGTTATGTTTAAATCGTTATTTGAAAATATATTATCTCCTTTTTCTTCTTCTTCTACATTACAACAAAAACAGCTTCCATCGTTTGTGTCTTATTTGTTACTTTTTTTTATACTTGTAGTATATAAATTACCAGCTGTTGATACTTTTTTATATACGTATATTCCACAATTGTTTGATAAAACATCTAAAGTATATACTATACAAGGTTGTGTTTATATAAGTGCTATATTAACAGTGTTGTATTTTATAGCAATAAAATATTTTTAAATAATTAAAAATGAATGAAGATTATGATACTATTAATAATAATGGTAATATTAAAGAACAATTGTTATTACAATCTTTAAAAAAATTTTATATGGAAAACGATTCAAAATATTTTTATATTATTTTATCTATTTTATGTTATAAAACAATAAAAGACAATAATAATAACAATAACGTATCTAAAAAAAAACAACAACAACAATCTATAAATAACAATAATAATACACTTACAAAAAGAATATCTTTAAGATTATTAAATTGGTTAGTAACAAATTATTCTAAAAAACATAATATACGTTATACATTAGAAAATAATCAATCTTTTAATATTTTTTTAGAATATAAAAACCAATTAAAATCGTTTTCTAAAAAATTCTTTGATCCTTTTAGAAGACGTAATCGTGTTTTTTATACAAACACACATGATATTATCTTTTTACAATCGAAATTAGATCATGATTTGTATAAAAAACGTAAAGATGGTATTATAACAACATTAGCACAATTAAACGCATTTCGATGGTTTTTGAAATATAAAGTATTAGATTATGCATTACAACATTTAACAGAAATAGAAAAAGATATGATTACTACAGAAAAATTAGAAATACAAAAAATACAAGAAAAAAAACAAGAAAAAGAAAAAAAAAGAAGAGAATTATCTAAAAATTCACATAAAGGTTATACTATGTATAGTGTTTATGTGAAAGTATCTTTTTAATTTAAATAAATAATTTTATATACATTAATAATAATAATTATTCAAATAGGTATTATTCTTTTATCTTCGTCTAATTCGTGTACTAATTGTATAAATTGTTGAATTGTATACATGTTACTAAGTATACGTACTATTCTACCTTTTATATGTATTTTTGTTTCATAATATTCTTTTTCATTTATACGTACTTCTTCTCTTATTCTACAATATAAATTCTTAGAATTTAAATAACATGTATGGTCTAATAATATAGAATGTTGACGATTACTGTTTGAATATATTTTTAACGTGTTTTTTATATAACGTGTTTGTCCACACATTATAGTATATGTTTTTGTATCTTGATCGTTATTGAATTGTATAATAACAAAATGTTCTTTTAAACTATCTGATTTTACATCTATTATTCTATTATCCGTGTTTATGTTTAGTATTGTTTTTAAACGATATGTTTCTTTTATGTATGTATACGCTGATTGATATTTTAAGTAATCGGTGAATAATTCTTCTAGTTTTATATAATATTTGATAAATTCTTTTTTTGCGTTACATGAAAGAAGTAACATTTTAAATGATTGTTTTGTAAATTTGAAGAAAGACATGACAGATAAACCTTTTTTTTTATCGCTCCGAAAAGAGTAGCCAGATTTTCATCATTAATTACATCATTGTATGTATATTTTATATAATCTATACCTTCTGTAAAATCACATCTTTCTTTTATTTTTCTATTTAAATTTTTTTTCTGCGTATACCCAAATTCTACACACAAGTCTTCCGTCATGTATACCCAATCATCATGTTCTAATTGGTTTAACATGTTCCAAAATTTATTTACATACAACTGGTTTATATCGTATCCTGTATATTGAATAAATTCTGGTATAGTAAACATGTCATTATTTACATTTACAACACCAACAAACCTATTAGCATACTTCTCGCCAGAAAATTCGACTAATAGTTGTTGTTGTTCAATGAATGTGATTTCCATTATGTTGTTTTTGTAGTATTGTTGGTGAACAAGTAGCGTGTTTGTTTGTTTTGGTAGTGTATTTTTGTTTCCTTTAATAAGTGTTATTTATTTAAGTTATATTGCATGTTTATTAATAATTTATAATGTTATCTGTGTGTATAGAAACAGCAGTATATATACATTCAATGATAACAGAAATAGGACATATAAAAAATTCTCTATCGTCGGACATTCTATAATGTTGTAACAATAAATGTACTTTTTTCTCAACAACAGTACATGGTTCATTTTTACATTCTAATGTAAATAAAAATGTACTTTTTTCAGGATAAGATGTACTAAAACCTTGTAATCTGTTTTTTAAACTTTTAGTACACCCTACTTTATAACAATTAGCATCATAATAATTAAACATGTTATTATGTAATATATAAATATATCCAAAAGTACTTTTAATAGTTTTAATTTTTTTATGTTGTAGTTCGTATGTTAACATATAAAGTTTAAAAAAAGCCTGTTTTGTAAATTTGAAGAAAGACATGTTAGCATATCCTCTTTTTTTATTAAAGGCAAAATTTTCAGTTAAACTTTTATCGTTAATTACATCATTATATGTATATTCTACATAATCTATACCTTCTGTAAATCCACATCTTTCTTTTATTTTTAAATTTAGTTTATGTTTTACACTATATCCAAATTCTTCATATAATTCTTCCGTCATGTATACCCAATCATCATGTTCTAATTTTTTCATCGTATTCCAAAGATTATTCATATATAATAGATTTGAATCGTAATCTGTTTTTGTTTCCTTTAATAAGTATTATTTATTTAAGTTATATTGTTTCTTTTTTGTAAGTAGTAGCAGTAGTAAATAACAAGTAACGAATAAAATAACAACATGATGTTTTTTCTTATTTTTTCTTATTTTCCTTATTATTTCTTTATTTATATAAACATATGTATATATGTATGTATAAATAAAGAAATAAATATATACTATATTAAATAAATTATATATATTTTTTATTTATTTTTTATTAAACAAATGTCTAATTGTTTATCTAAATACGAACAAGATAGTTCATATGCTGCTAATTATTATATGACAAATACACATCAACAAAATAATAACAATGTATCTATGTATATACCACCAATACAAACAGATAAAATACAAGGTGATGTTTCTAGTATAAATTCACCATATCGTACATTAAACAATATGAACGATTGTTATAAAAACCAATTTATAAAAAACATGTCTGTTAATGATTTATATTCACCATTTATACGTACAAAATTACCTGATGCTAAACGAAACGAATATTGTACAAATGAGAATTGGATGACACCGTTAATAGAAACAAAAAATATTGATCAATTAAACCATTTAACATTACATCATGCACCTATACCATTAAATTCTAGAGATATTATACGTACAGTTTATTCTAATTCAACATGATAACAATATTCAACATGATTAGATAATTGTATTAAGTCTGCAAATGAATAAATATTAGATGGTGGTGTACAATTGTATTGATGTTGTGTAGTTGAACATATATTTTGTGTATACAACACGTTATCAATATTATTTTGTAATTGTATAACATGTATATCTAATAATGTATAACATATAATATTATAATCAATATGATAATCTTTAAAAAACAAGACACTGTTTTCTTTTGAATATTTACAATATACGCATTGTTCTGGTATAGATGATAATGTATATTTTAATTTCAAATAACATGTGTTGCATATCATTTGAAAACAATTCATACAACACACAGAATGTTTATAAACTGTATTATAACATATAACACATTCTTTAAAATGTAATAAAGAAGATGAACGACGTATAGGTGATACTGTTGTTGTTAACGTATTGTTTATGTTATTATTATATCCTGTTGAAAATAAAGATGAGAAATGTGTTGTTAAATAATCTTGTTTAATAAGTATATTTTTAGGTATATTTAGTTTAATTTTAAATCTATTTTTATAATTAATTTCAATTACAATACTATATAATAATGAATTTAATGAACCGGTTGTAATAGGTGAAAAAAAACGTTTAATAAATGTATTTTTATATGAATATATATCCGGATATTCTTTTAAATATGTAATAATAGTATCATAATTTTTAAGTAAAATAAATATTTTTGTATTTCTGTCAATATACAATAATTCTTTTTTTTTATCATATGTATTTATATAATAAATATTATTAAACGAGTAATTTTTATATACTAATTTTAATTCATGTATTACTTCTGTATTTTTAATAACCCATGTATATATAAATTGTAATTTATCATTATTAAAAACAGTATTTGTTGTTAAAATAGTTTTTAATATAAAATACAATACTTTTAATGATGACATTTTTTGTTTATACTATTACTATTGTTTGTTATTCTTTCTTATTTTCTTTAGTTATTTATTTTAATTACCTTGACACATTTATAATAAATAAATAAAATAAAAAAGAATAACAACAAGTGTTAAAAATGATGAAAACTACTAATCAACAAACAGATATACAATCATTAAAAAAAGAAAATAATAAATTAAAACGTGATCTAATTGAAGACGCGTATACATATATTCCTTATTTTTACGAAGAAGAAAAAACAGAAGAAGGTGCAGAAGAAGAAAAAGAGTATACTAAAGACACAATAACATCTTATTTGGATTTAGCTTGTGGACGTGGTGGTGATATTGATAAAATATGGAAAGCTAATTATTCACGATTAATTGGTATAGATATTAATGAACAAGCATTAAACGATGAATATGGATATATAAAAAGATTTGAATCTAGAAAACAATATTTTACAACAGATTCTACATGTTATCAATACGATGTTTCTACTATTTTAAACGATCACGCAGTACCTTTTATAAATATATTAAAATTTGATACTATTGGATTACAGTACGCATTACATTATTTTTTTAAAAATGAAGAAAGTTTAGATAATTTGTTTTTTAATGTTAAAAAGGTATTAAAACAACATGGTTTATTTATAGGTATAGGTTTAGATGGTGAACGTATGAAAAATTTATATCTAAGAAATACTGAAAAAAATATAGAATCTACATTATACGATATAGTACCTACAAATAAAAATAAATTTATAAACGATAATACACATTATGGTAACGAGTATTCCTTTAATATTAAAGGTACAGATGAAAGTAGTAAAACCAAACACTATTTTGAAGAATTTGATAAAAGTATAGAATATAAAACAAATATACCTATTTTAATAAAAAAAGCCAATTATCATTCACTTACTATTGAAAGAATACAACATGTTTATAATAATAACGACGATGAACAGTTTATTTTAAATAATAATAAACAATCGTATAAAGATATCGTATATTTAAATTTTATTTTTATATTTAAAAAATAATATATTTAATTAATAATAACACTATATTTTTATTTATGGATTCTACAACAATATCACCTTTTAATACTGTTAGCGATACAGTTTCAAACACAATGAATTCTAATTCTTCTATAACATATACATTTGTGACATATTCTTTAATTGTTTTTATTATACTAATTTTATTTTATATTTTTCGTTCTATATTAATGTATAATTCTTATTCTGAACAATTTGGTAATGAAAATACTACTAATAATAATAATACTATTACACGTATATGGGATAATAGTATGAAATTTTTTAATAAAAAATAAATAATAATTAATATATTATAAATACATCATTGAAATAGAAGAAGAAGGAGGAGGTGTGTTTTTTTTATTATTGTTTGTAGACGTTTCTTTGTTTTTTAAGAATTCATCATATCCTTTTTTTATATCTATTGAATTTAATTGTTTTTTTTTATTATCAGCAGTAGTATTATTTTGAAAAATAGTTAAAAATAAACGTTGTGAATGTGCTATTTTACATTTTGTTAATAATACTTCGGTATCTCCACCATAATTTGAAAAATAAGGTTCGTTGCCTTTTTTAAACAATACTGTATCTAATATAACAGATGTTTCTGTATCATTTGAAAGAGTCCATTGTGTATCTATTATTTGTTTTATAAATATATTTTTAATATCTGTTATAGTATATACGTCTAATTCGTATATCCATGGAAAACGACGTTCAAGACCTTTATTATAAGAAAAAAAACAATTCTTAACATCTTCTTTATATCCACATATAATACATATAAAATTATGTCGTTCTTCAGATAAAAAAGAATTAATTGTATCTATACATTCTTTTGCAAAAGAATCTTTTTGTCCGTTACCTGTTGTATCTGCTGAACCTAAACTATATACTTCATCAAGTATTAAAACATTACCTTTACACGATTGTAATAATTCTGCTGTTTTAATAGCTGTTGAACCTAAATAACCACCAATTAGATCAGATCTAGTAGCTTTTATAACATTTCCTTTTGTTAATATACCTATTTTACGAAAAATATCTGCTAATATATGTGATAGATACGTTTTACCACATCCTGGATTACCATATAAACAAATATGATTAAAATCTGATATATTGTTTAATCCTTGTATAATATACAATAATTGGTTTTTTACTGTTGTTTTTATAGATGATAATCCTATCATATTATTTAATTGTATTAATGAATCTATTGTTAATAACAATCTATCAAGTATAAATATACGTTTAGCTTTTTGATTATATGTATTTAAAAAAGATTGGTATTCTTTACATAATGTTATAATATCTTGTAATGTGTGTATATTTTCCATAGATGTTTTTTCAAATTGTACAGTGTTTTTTCTTACATGTTTTTTATTATTTATTTTCTTTTTTATATTTTTTATTTTCTTTTTTATATTTTTTATTTTCTTTTTACGATTATTATTGTTGTTATTATCATCATCATGTACTAAAAAACCATCTGTGTAATCGTAATCGTCCTTTTTATTATTTTTGTTAAGACACATGCTAAAAAATAATAAATAAATAAAATAACAGTATTATACTTTTTAATAATAATAGTACTTTATTTATTTATTATATATTAACAAAATAAAATGAATAACAATCCTACGTTAACTATATATTATATTATATGTTTATTTTTTATTATTATAATTTTTACATGCATATGTTTTAAATATATACAAGAATGTATTAAAAAAGAAGAACCTTTGTTTTTAAATAATATTCATACAAATACATCAACAACTGTACAAAAACAACATGTTAAGAAAATACCTAAATTGTTATTTTTAACATATTATGATAAAAATAAAATACCTAAACATGTTATAAATCGTTTTTTCATGTTTACAAAGAATGAATTTCGTATATATATATTAGATGATAAAGATGCTATTTCTTTTTTTAAAACGTATAATTTTCCACAAGCTGTTGTACAAAAATACAATTCGTTAAAAAAAGGTGCACATAAAGCCGATTTGTTAAGATATTGTTTGTTGTATATTTATGGTGGTGTTTATTTAGATATAAAAACAGAATTAATTGAAAATTTAACTACTTCTTTTGATTTTGATACAACCTATCCGTTATCAACACATGTATTGTATACATTAAACGATTTTATGAATGTTACAACATATCAAGGTATTATGGTATCGACACCGCGAAATCCTATTTTTAAAACACTTATATACAATTTAATAAATACATCTAATTTAATAATTGATTTAAATTATCATATATTTGTACAACAATGTAAATATATTTTAGATTATTATAAACAAGATCCTAATTATCTTATTTATTTATACCAAGAAAAATGTAACACGTTTCTTCTTTCTTCTTTACACACAGAAGAAAAAAGAGATAGATATGGATTTGTTTGTTATGGATATACTGATAAAGATCGTTTATTTGTTAAAATAAGAGATTCTGAATATCCTTATACATAAATTAAAAGTATAAATTATTGTTTTATTACTATAAAACAAATATTTCTTATTTTAAATAACAATTATGGCAGCATCTTTACAATTAATTAAATTTAAAATAAATGTATTAAACGATAAACGTAAAAACAACAGTTCACCTATTATATGTGTTGTTGGTAAACGTAATACAGGAAAATCTGAAATAATTAAAAATATTATGTATCATAATAGAGATATACCTTCTGGTATTATTATTAGTCCAACAGAACAAGGTAATTCGTTTTATTCATCGTTTTGTCCATCGTTGTTTATACATTATACATATGATACTATCATATTAAAAAATATACTTGATCGTCAAAAAAAATTAATAAAAAAAAACGGTCATCATCCAAAATACGACTTTTTTGTTATTTTAGATGATTGTATGTTTAATAAAACAGAAATTAATAAAGATATTAATTTAAGACAGTTTTTTATGAACGGTAGACATTTTCAAATTTTTTTAATTATGTCTGTACAATATATTATGGATTTATCTGTTACATTACGTACAAATATAGATTTTGTTTTTGCTATGAAAGAAAACAATATACAAAATATTGAACGATTATACAATTCTTTTTTTGGTATATTTAGTAGTAAACAATTATTTATACAAGCTTTTAATCAAATAACTGAAAATTATGGATGTATTGTTTTAGATAATTTATCACGTAGTAATAATATAACAGAAACAGTATATTGGTATCGTAGTCCATATCCACATATAGATTTTAAAGTTGGAAATAAAAAAATATGGAAATTACATAATAAATATTATGACGCAAATAAAGAATTTGAAAACGACTCATCTGTTATTAAAAATAACAATAATACATCAACTACTAATATAATGTTATTAAAAAACAATTAAGACGACCAGTATTTGTTTTTAACTGTATCATGTTTATGTTCATTTATATTATGTGTATCAATACCTCCTTGGTTTATTAAAACTGGGTTTTTTGTTTTTTTAATAGGTATAACTTGTGTATTTTTAAATGCTAAATTTAAAAAGACAGTATCGTTATGTTTTTCTGTAAATGGTGACGATATGTTTGGTAAGGTGTTTATAAAATGGTTTCTAAAATCATAAGGTTCTGTATCTGAACGTTTAAGACGCGAATCTGAAAATCTAGAATTTGGATATAATGGGTTATGTAAAGCTTTATCGTTCATATTAAAATTAACAAATGTTGATCCATCTTTACCTTTTAATCGTGTTAAGCCTGTATTTTCAACATATCCTAATCCGCCACTATTTACTTTAACAAAACCTTCATTTTTATTATTAGGATTATAAGCATTTTTACAGTTTGGTAAACTTACTTGTACATTTAATCGATCTCTATCAAATATAGTAGAACTACTTGTTGATGCATCTGGTATTACTTTTCCAGGAAAACGTGTTAACATAGGTTCAAATGCACGTACACGCATAGTTGGTACTGAAAATTCACCAACAGATGTATAGCCATAATCTTTTATATTAATCATATCGTTATATGAAGGATATGTTGTATAAT